TGGATTCCATCATAAAGCAGAAACTTATTCATAAATTCGCCAAGACTCCGGTCGATATTAATAGAATCACCAAGACTCTTATTAACTTCATTACCAAGGGACACGACGAGGCCCAGATTAAAAATGAACTCGATCAGAGAGCCTTTATTGATTTCTCCTTGGATGTTATGAATGTTCTACTAAAGAACAAAAGAATTGCCTCTTTGGTTGGACTGGAAGCCATCACCGAAGAAAAGGAAGTAATTACCGAAGCGGCGAAAGGAAAGAATCCAATTAAAAAGAAACGCCGGGAAAAGAATGCTCCAAAGAAGGTGGACACTATTTCTCCTAAATTGGATATGCTTTTGCGTCTGGGTCTGGTGGACAAGAAACTTTATGCCAGAGCCAAAAGAGCCTTGGCGAACAAGAAGGCAACCGGATCGATTTCGATTTATCGGAATATTCTCTTTGATCTTCTGGATGATATCATTCAGTATATTCAGAAAGACCCGACTCTCTATAATCGAATGAGAATTAATGTCATGAAGGAAATGAAGAATTCTTTGCCGAAAAAGGAAGACTTGATTGCTGCATATGAAAGCGGTCAGGACTGTCGCAGAAAAGGGCTTACTGAGGACGAATTGCCAGAGGAGTTTATGACCGACGAATTTCTGAAAGAGGCTTGGTACAAGGGATTTAATAACAAAGAGAAGCCACAATTCAAGAAGCCGCAGGAAAAGGATTCTCCTCATTACCGAACCGATCACCACTATGGAGACGGGGACATTGATCCAGAAACGGTTCCAATATTTAAGTCGTCTTTGAATAAGGATGAGGACGATATCGACGAAAAGAAATCCAGATTCAGGGATATTCTTCAGAAAATTCGTGGAAGGGAGTAATACACATGAAAAACTTTTCCTCATTTAATGAAGAACTAAAGATGGCCGAAATTGATGTTCTATCGGATATTCTGGATTCAATTGAACTAATTGCCGATGAATCCTATGAAAGCAATGAGGCTGCTCTTGATGAGGTTGCTGGATTGCTGGCTCAGGTTGGTCTTTCCTTTAATAAGGAAGAAGTTCTGTCGGCCCTAGAAGCCGGGGAAGAGATTGAGATTGCCTTGGTAGATTCTGAGGATTCCGAAGAAACCAGTCTGGAAGTCTTTGTGGATGAGTCACTTGGAAAGAAAATTGATGGTGATATTGTTCTTCGAGTCGAACCGGGGTCCGAGGCCGGAAAGATTATTCCGTCTGTGATGATCTATTTCGATGACGAAGGCGCACAGGAATTGGCTGATGTGGAATTTGAGCCAATTGATGATTCTGAAGAAGAGGATGATGATGAATCATTAAATGAAGATCCCCATAAAGAAATGCCTTATGATTTTTATGGTTGGATCACACAAAATGAAATAGTCGATTTAACTGAAATTAGTGGCGCAAGAACTCATGCAAGATTTCCAAAAGAAATAAAAGACAAATATGGAATCGAAGGAAATCATGATCGTTATGATTTTAATCCAATAAGTTCAACATCATTTTATAAAAAGAATTATGCTAAGGGGTTTTTGAGATGGATGATTCGGCAGGGCAAAATTACATTTGAAAATTCTTTGTTTGATGATATGAATAAAATTTCAGAAAAACAGATGGAATTAATTCAGAATTTATGTAAGAAATATGACGATTATCTTCCCGTTGGAATTAGATTAGATTTTCAAAAATTCAATAATTATGATAAACCCTTCAAAAATTTTGGAAACTTTTTGAAGGAATATAAAAAGAAAATTAAAAGAGAATCCACATTAAATGAAGACCGACATTCTCAGATGTCCTATGAAGCCTATGGCTGGATTACTCGAAGGGGTCCAGAGATTGTTTACTTGGATGAAGTCGATGGGGCGGTGTCCCATACCGATTTTCCATTTGAATTAGAAGACCAATTTGATGGCCTAGTCTATGCCGGGTATGATGCTAATTATCGAAAAGGAAACCTGAGATGGCAGGTTTGGAGGGGATATCTCACTATTGAGAATTCCATGATAGAATCGAAAACGGATATTCCAGAGAATCAGTTCATGTTAATCAAGGAACTATATGATAAATATGAAGACATGATTCCGAACGGAATCCGTCTGGATTTCAGTCGAGATACCTATCTAACTGGTTCGGATCTGAGAAAATATGGATCATTTAATGATCTACTTCGGGCCTATAAACATGAAAAAGACCCACACAGACTAATTTACAAAAAGACAACAGCAGAGGGAGAAGTAATGAGCAACAAGAAATTTTCTGATTTATTGAGTGAGACGGAAGAGGATCTTTTCAAAGACGACCCAGAGGCAGAAGAAGAAACTCCAGAAACACCGGAACCGGAAGAAGATGATGATGATGGCAACGACGATAAAGAGGAAGAGGAAGAATCCAAGGTCGAGAAGTATTTGAAAAAGGCCGTCAAGGAACTTGGAAAAGAATTGGACAAGAGTGACGAAGAGTTGTCCGATGAAATGATCGATTCGATTACTCTGAATCTCAAGATGGAACTGGAAACTTTGATTAATGGTGAGGAAGAGGAAACCGAGTCCGACGAGCAATCCGAAACTACCAATGAAGTTCCAGAAGAGGGAACAGAGACTTTGGAACAGCAGGACGCCAATTCCGATGTGATCATTTATGAGGCATTTGAGGCAAAGGATCTCTTTAATGTTATTCTATTTAAGCCGACTTCAAGACTGACAATCAGTAGAATCTTCAAGGCTCCGTCCACAAAGACTCTCGAAAAGATGGTCAAGGATGAATATCCTGAATTTTTGATTCAGCATGTGACACCAATTGCGGAGTATTTTCCAGAATTCTAATGGCCCAACCATCCAAGGAAAAAAGTGAGATTCGGCGTTTTGCTGAAACTGTTTATAGTAATCCTTCATGTAATTCAACCCTAGAATTTGATGAGGATTACCAAAAAATAAAGTACATCAAAATTCTGATCAACAAGCTATTGAAGAATAAGGAGTCGAATATCCGGCTCCTACTCAACCATATTATTTGCTTTGATAATGTATTTCCGGGTTCGACTTCTCTCTTTATTCTGCTGTCGGAATGTAATCAGATTGAACAACAGAAGATGATTGTGTCTATTTTTCATTTTCTGAAACGAGGCTTGCCAGAAGTTATCAGAGTTCGTGGAATCGATATACATACGAGTGCCTATATAGAGAATTCTATTTTGGAGAAATTGAAAAGACAATGAGAATTAAGTACTATCTTTTTGAAGGAACCTTTTCCTCATTCTCTGTTTCCGAAAATTCCTTAAATCTAATTGAGGAATATCAGAACGGAAGAAACAATTTATCCGAAAAGATAGTAAATCCGACGGCACGAGAAAATATTCATGTGTCTATGATCTTCTCCCCGGATAAGGAAGTTGATCCTTCCTATGAAAAATATGCCGAAAAGAGAGACTCTTCCAACAAGATTCGTCTGGAGAAGGAAACCTTTGCCCTCAATTTTCGACACTATGGTTCGGCCTTGGCCCTGACCTTTAAGTCCCGCCGCCTCGAAAACGAATTTCGTAGAATATTCAATATTAAGGGGGACGTGATTAATCTGAAGTATGTAAACCCAAGGGATCTTCATGATCGGTCCATTTTCGGCCTAAGTCCGAATGATTACAAATACGCCTCATTCAAGTCTCATATTTCCTTGTCCTATTCGGCATCTAAAAATCTTCACCTGAAACGGGCTGGTCTGATGCCACCCAATTTTGATATTGTTCTGGATTCGGAATCACTTGAGGAATACAAGGAAAAGGTCATGTATGCCACCGAGGACGGAGAGGTAGCCAATGTAACTGCCAATGTTGCCACGGTCGAAAAGCCTCTTCAGACTCAAAAAAGAAAGAAGCCGAATGATATCAAAACCTTTGTTGCGGTTGATAATGAAACATGGAAAAATCATAAATATAAATTGATTGAAGAAAGCAACTACCTGTTACAGAATATTCAGTCTCCGATAGTCCTATTGAATGATGACACCGGAGAGACCACCTATATTAAATATGGAAAGTTGGTATGACTAGTTAGTAGAGAATAGATATGTCATGGAAAAGAATACCATTACCAAAACATGCGAAACCACAATAAATGATCATCTATGCCCCTTTACCGAAAAATTCGAAGATACGAAAAAGTACCAAATGCAACTTCAAAAACAGATAAACGATATCAATAAAAACATTAATGATATTGACAGAAAGATTGATTCCAACCAAAAGGACACGGCAAATGCCTTGGCTCTTTATCATAAGGAAAGCGAAATCTACGCCCAAAAGGTCATAGAACATTCGGAGCGTCTTTCTACTCTGCCGGACATTTTGAATGACCTGAAGATTATTCTGGCGAAGATTTCTTCCGAGGCCAGTTTTTCTAATAGCAAAATTGATAAGCTGGAGAGAATTTTCGAGAATCATGAAAAGGAAGTCAAAGATCGGGAAAAGACCATTCAGACCATTAAGGACGAGACCAACAAAAGAATCGACAAACTGGAGAAATTTCAGTATTGGATGTTGGGTGGTATGGCGGTAGTGGCCCTTGTTTTGAGAATGTTTTTTGGTGGATAAGGTATTTTATGAGGAATCATCTAAGGCACATCATCACCGAAAGATTTTCTGATTATTCAAAACATTCTCAAAATTGGATTGACCTGAAGCAACAAGAATTGGAGAAAGATCAGGAACTAAAGAAAGAGCTTTTCGATCTAATAGATAAGTCCTATTCCTATATCGGTGGTCACGTGAACATCAAAGATCCGGCTGATATTCCAGCAGATTATACCATCTGGGTTTCGAGAGACGTTGACGGAGACGACGAACCTGATGTGGTCAAGTTTGCAAAATACACTCCATTCGGAATCAAGTGGGCTGGTTCGGCAACCGATGGAACCAGAGAGGCCAAGACGGAGTTAGTACAAAAAACCGTGAATCTTCTTTTCCAAAAAGGAAACTATGCCGAAGTGTCTGGTGCCATTGCTCATATTCTTTTGAAGAAATTTGGTGTGCCAGAGGTCAATGATCCAGAATTGGTGAGAGATATTTTAGGAAAAGAAGTAGAATGGGTGGGCAAACACCCAGAAGGTTTATACCCAGAATATTCGGGCTGGTACTATCGAAAATTCGGTGATGGTCATAAACACATGAAAATTCTCGTCGGCAATTAAAATATAGACAAATACCACTAGATATGGTATGATTGTATTTTGTGAACACAATGACCAAAAAACGAGAAAAAATAAAAAACAGAAAGACGGACAGAGACTATGTGGATAATAAGTCCATGACTCGCTCCCTCTCAGAGTACAAAAGACAGAGAATTCATGCCGAACAGAATGGTCTTCCGAAGCCAAAGGTGCCAGAGGATGTCGGGACCGCAATCATAAAGATTGCCGAGAACCTAGCCAAGAAGCCAATGTTCTCAGGTTATACCTACAAGGAAGACATGATCGGGGACGGAATTATTAACTGTCTGCTCTATATAGACAACTTCGATCCAGACATTTCAAGTAATAGTTTTTCGTACTTTACTCGAATTATCTGGAATGCCTTTCTGAGACGCCTCGAAGCCGAACAGAAAGAGTCCTATGTAAAGTTTAAGTCCCTGACAAACACCAACCTATTCAACAGCATGGAAGGTGAGGACAATAAGAACGTGAATCTTCTGAAGACTGTCCTCAACGAAAATACTGATGGTATTATCACGAAATTTGAGACTCGCATGGAAAACAAAAAGAACAAAAGAAAGGCCGCGATTGCAGAGGCCGCACTTACCAGCGTTCAGGTAAGTACATTATTTGACGAGGATATTAATGAGAACTCTTCTACTGACTGATACTCATTTTGGGGCCAAAAAGAACTCAGAGATTTTTTTAGAATACTTTGCCAAATGCTTTCAGGAAACAATTCTTCCAAAGATTCGGGAATACAATCCAGACAAGATTATTCATCTCGGTGACGTATTCGATGAACGAAAGTCAATTAATGTAAATACTCTAAGTTTCGTCTATAAAAACATTTTTGATCATCTTCGAGACTATCCGCTGGATATTATCGTCGGCAACCATGACTGCGCCTTTCGAAATACCAATGATGTGAATAGTCCGTCTCTGCTTCTTGAGGACTATGATAATATTCGAGTGTTTTCGGAGACGACAGAGGTTGACGGAATCCTATATATTCCGTGGATCAATTCGAGCAATGAAAAGGAATCCAAGGAAAGAATTTGGACCTCGGAGTGTAATCTGGCAATGGGTCATCTTGAATTAAATGGCTATGTCATGCACAGCGGAGTCTTATGTGAATCAGGCCACAACCCAGATATTCTTCATAAATTCGACATGGTTCTAAGTGGACACTTTCACACCAAAAACTCCAAGGATAATATTCATTATCTGGGATCGCCTTGGGACATTCTGTTCAATGATATGAGTCTGGTGAAGTGCTTTCATACTCTGGATACCGAAACTCTGGAACTGGATTCATTTGAGAATCCTCATAAGATATATACTCGAATTTTCTATAATGACTTTGAACGAGAGAAATTCGAAGATGTTTATCCGAATGAGGAAACACTTCAATCCATTCAGAATACATTCCTGAGAGTATTCGTCACGAATAAAAACAATCCAGTCTGGTATGATCGCTTTCGGGACATGATCTATGAGGCTGGCGCGGCCTCGGTTCTGTTTGATGAATTAGACGACACGACGGGAGAAGAGCTTAAAAAGATGACCTCTGCCCAGATTGAGAAATATATCAAGCAGGATACTCTTTCGATTATTCGAAATTCCGTAAGCGAGTATGAACAGTTATTTCCAGACAAAGAAAAACAAAAAAAGGCCGAAAACATTTTAACTGATATGTACATGAGGGCGCTCCAACTATGACAATCTTCGAGAAGATTCGATACAAGAATATTCTTTCTATTGGTAATACAGCAGTCGAGGTTAATCTAAAAGAATTTTCAACAAATGTGATTCTCGGTAAGAATAACGGAGTAGGTAAGTCGAACGGATGCGGCAAGTGTCTTCGTGGTTCGACCGAAATAGACATAGAATTTTCTGATGAGGAAACGAAGAGAAAATTCTTAGCGTTTCTTTCCGATACCGTTACAAAATCAAAAGATTATAAATAATGGTATGGGAAAACACGCTAGTCCATTTTCATTAGAGTTTTGGTTGTCTAAAGGTTTGACGCCGGAAGAAGCCGAATATAAAAGAAATTCCATCAGACCAATTAAAAAGGAATACTGGATGGAAAAGGGATTTTCCGAAGAAGAAGCGACGGCATTAGCTAAAAATAAAAAAGAGCAGAACAATCGCGCTGGCGCTGAAAAGAGTAAAAATAGAACCCAAACCGAAATTAGACAAGCCAATGCAAGATGTGTTGAATATTGGATTCATCGATACGGACAAACTCCCGAAGAAGCAAGGCTATCGGTGAGCAGACAACAGTCCACATTTTCTCTGGAAAAGTGTGTATTGAAATATGGAGTCGAAGAGGGTCAACGAATATGGAGCGAACGCCAGCAAAAATGGCAAGACACCCTAAACTCTAAAAGCACAGAAGAAAGGAAAATCATTGACAAGAAAAAGAAAAGTATAATTTTATATGATAATGTACCAAAAAGCGAAACCATTTCGATTCTCAAAAGAACTAGGAACATGGATTTGGTTGAGACGACAGAACAACTAATAAACAAAATTGAAAATGATTTACGAAACAATCCACTCAAAAGATATTATCTTATCGAAAAGTATATTGATGATATACCAACAATTCAATTTGAGATTATTGGAGAAGATTCGACATCAATTTTACCGAAAATAAAAGATTTGTTTTCAAAAAAAACCAATCTCTTAAAGAGAGGAAACCGACAGGCGTGGAGACGTTGGGAGAAGGAAGGATTGCTCAGGTCGTCATTTGAAATATATTTTTATGATAGATTTACGGACAAATTTCCAGATAAAGAAATTAAAATCGATAAGAAATATCCGAACTCTTCAATGAGATATGACTTTTCATTTGATGATAAATTTGTGGAAATATGTCCCTTATATGGAGTAGACAAAAAATATACAACGAAAATGCAAAAGAAGAAACAATTATTTGGATGTGTTCTTCTTTCTAATATTGAACAAATAGATCGTTTTATTGACACTTATGAAAACAACATTAAAAAACATAATTGACTTCTATAATGAATATCCAGAAGAAATTGGCAACATTTCAGTATTGGGTCGCTTTGGTTATAAAACCATTGAGTTTGCTGACACCACGGCCTTCGATAGTGAAGTCATTCGCGTCGAAACGGAGTCAGGAAAATTCATAGAAGGTTCACCAGAACACTTATTACTCAGTGAAGACAATTGGAAAAAGATTAATGAGTTATCCGTCGGCATGTGTATTGAAACTGAATTCGGCCCCGAAGAAGTAGTATCAATTTTGAGACTACCAGAAACAGAAGACCTTTATGATTTACAGGTTGCCGATGTCAAGGAATTTTACGCAAATGGCATTGTGTCACACAATTCGACCTTCATCGAGGCCATTACTTTTGCCCTGTACGGAAAACCATTTCGAAATATCAACAAGCCTCAGCTAGTCAATAGTCGTAATGGTGGAGACCTTCTTACTGAAATTGAATTTTCTACCAATGGCAAATCATATAAAGTAATTCGAGGAATCAAGCCCAATATTTTCGAAGTCTATGAAAACGGTAAACTACTGAACCAACCATCCGAATCCAAGGACTATCAGGATATTCTTGAGAACAAGATTCTGAAAATGAATTACCGGGCCTTTACTCATATCGTGGTCATTGGAAATGCAATTCATACTCCGTTCATGCAGTTGAAACCAGCCGAGCGTCGAGGAATTATCGAGAATCTTCTGGATATTGATATATTTTCGAAAATGAATGTTGTCCTTAAACAGCAGATATCCGACCTGAAGATTCAATTAGACGAATGTCAGACCGAGCATCGGCTGGTCTCCGAGAAGATCAAAATTCATGAAAAGACTCTTCAAAATTCTCGAAATAATATCGACGCCAAGATCGATAAGAATAATATGGATATTCAAAATCTTCAGAATACCCTAGAGATCAAGCAGTCCAATCTAGCCGAACTTCAACAAAATGTTCTGGATATTTCAGAATATTCTAAGACGCTCAAGAAGACCAATGAGAAAATTATGAAGGTGCGGGAATTTCGGTCATCCTTTGAAACTACCATTCGAGCCTTGAATAAGGATATTGAGTTTGTGTCAAATAATGAGGAGTGTTCCTCTTGTCATAGAGAGTTTTCTGAGTACTACCGGGCCGAGTTTCTGTCCGAGAAAAATCAGGAACACCAGAAGTTTACAGAGGCTCTATCCAAGTCCGAGGATAAACTGAAAGAATTGTTGGACGAATTGAACTCAATTTCAGAAATTATGTCCCAACAGAACGACATTTCACAGAGAATTACTAAAATTCAGGCCGATATCTCCTCTATTGAAAAAGAGATTTCGGTTATCATGAAGACGAATGAAACTCTGCTGAAGGAGAGCCGAAATGATCTGAAAGAGACTCAGGCCGAATATGATGCCCTCAATTCGGAACTGGCGGAATATTCCAGAAAAAAGGAATCCCTGATTGAGGAAAATCATATTCATTCTCTGGTATCAGTGATGCTCAAGGATGACGGAATTAAGACCCGAATTATCAAGAACTACTTGCCGGAAATGAATCGTCTGATTAATCGGTACATGAAGATGATGGACTTTCATGTGTCCTTTAATCTGGAAGAGAACTTTTCCGAGACAATCAAGACCGCCAACAGGGAATCCTTTTCCTATAATTCCTTTTCAGAGGGAGAAAAAATGCGAATCGACTTGGCGATTCTGTTCACATGGAGAGAAATCGCCCGCATCAAGAACTCTGCCAACACGAATCTTCTGATTCTGGACGAAGTATTTGATTCCTCTCTGGACTCCAATGGCATCGAGGACTTCATGAGAATCATCAATTCCTTTGGACATAAGATGAATATTTTCATCATTTCCCACAAGGAAGAAGTGCTGTCGGATCGGTTTCAGAATACAATTAAGTTCGAAAAAGTGAAGGGCTTTACTCGAAGAGTGGCCTAATCCTTTAGTGCCACAATTGCATTTGTGGTCCCCTTGACTCTGGAAAAAGAACCAAGTACTTTTTTAAGCAGAGGAAAATATTCCTTTAATTTTTTATTGTGTTGGAAACCTTTTGTTGTCTTTTTGCCCTCACCGGACTCGTCTCCAATATAAACAGACACATAAATTTTTCCGCCGTCTTTGGTAAGTTTCTTAGCAAGCCGCAATACTTCTTCTTGGGCATCATCCTCCTGAATAACATTCAGAACATTATTCACTGTGGAAGTGTCGAACGGAGCCTTGGATAAAACCATTGAGTTATGTTTTTCGGAACGATTGTACGGATCATAAACATAATTTTCAACTCCTTTAGACTCAAGAAATTCGGTGGCGAGATCATATTTTCCGCCACCGATATCTATATTGGTTGTTCCTTCTTTCCATTCGACCTTTTTGAATAATGCTACAACAATTTTCTGAGATGTGTCGGCAGAAGATATTTCTTGTTTAGTCTCAACCAAAAATGTGTTGAATGTTTTCATGTTAGTGAGCCAGAAGGTATGTCCCAAGAACATCCTTACGATTTGCTGCAT